GGAGGTACACCCATGAAAATCATCTCTCCCAATGTTGAAATCCTCACCCCGCTGGATGGCCAGGCTGTCCTCCAGCACATTGAGCGCTGTGGCCGTGTGTGCTACAAGTCTGAGGATAAAATCACCGATACCAGCGCCGCCGCTTTTGTGGCCGGCATCATCAAGCGTGGCCATGAGGCCGTGCTGGAGCACTTCAACATCACCGTCAAGTTTATCTGTGACCGTGGTGTGTCCCATGAGATTGTCCGGCACCGTCTGGCCTCCTACTGCCAGGAAAGCACCCGCTACTGCAACTATGCCAAGGATGACTTTGGCAGTGAAATTGCGGTCATCAAGCCCTGCTTTTTGGATGAAAATTCTCCCGCATATTTCTATTGGGATGCGGCTTGTAGAAAGGCCGAGTGCTCCTATTTTGAAATGCTGGACTTTGGCTGCACCCCCCAGGAGGCCCGCTCTGTTCTGCCCAACAGCCTCAAGACTGAGATGGTGATGACCGCCAACCTCAGAGAATGGCGGCACTTTTTCAAGCTGAGAACTGCCCCCGCCGCCCATCCCCAGATGCGTGAGGTGGCCAAGCTCCTGCTCAAGCAGATGCGGGAGATGGTGCCCGGCGTGTTTGATGACTGCGGTGAGGTATGACATGAAAAAGCCCGATGAGCAGCTTGCTCCTGCAATGTTCCCGCAGGTCAATGTAAACCTGCGAAAGCCGGACAGCATGACAGATGAGGAGTGCCGCAGCCTCCCCGTCTACACAGACGGCACCATCTGCATCTCCTGCTGGCGGCTCCCCTGGTGGGCCAGGCTCAAGGCTCTGCTGACCGGCAAGGTGTGGCTGGGTGTCCTCAGTGGACACACCCAGCCGCCCGTATGGCTCACTACTGAATTTCCCTTTGTAAAGGAGGACAAGACCCATGAAAAGAGCTGAGATTTTAGAGGCCGCCCGTGTCTGCGTCTGCGGTGAGCGTGAGCAGGACTATGGCACCCCGGAGGATAGCTTTGCCCTCATCGGCAAGCTCTGGGCTGCCTACATGGGCGTGGACTTCACCCCCAAGGATGTGGCCATGATGATGGCGCTGCTGAAAGTGGCCCGCATCAAGAACGGTGACAAGGCGGACAGCTTTGTTGATCTGGCGGGCTATGCAGCCTGTGCCGGTGAGATCGTGGGGGGGGTGTGACATCTGATGGCCAAGGCAAAGGTGACAAAAAAGCGCCGCAAAAACCCGCACCGGGAAAAGCCCCGGATGTGCGACCCCGGCATGTGTGACCACTGCCAGTATATTGGAGAGGGTGACTTCATCTGTGACCAGGACCTCTCTGACCCGGAGGGCGTTTTGGTGGTGTCCGACTGGGAGCCCACAGAGAATTACCTCAAGTGTAAAAAAGGACGGAGGCCATGAACAGGGCCCAGCGGCGCAAGGCCGCCAAGGCGGGCCTCCCCGTCCAGAAAGACCCCACCCTCAACATCAAGCTCTCTGAGCTTGGCAAGGGAATAATGACCCCCAACATGCGGATGGCCATGGACCATGAGATCAACCAGCAATGCCTTGAGGCTGATGAGCGCCTGGCGCTGGACATTGACACCATGGTGCTGTGGACACTGCACCGGCATCTGGGCTTTGGTGTAAAGCGGCTCCATGACTTCTATGTGGCCATGGCCGCTGAACACCGCCGGATGCGTGAATACTACCAAATGGATGATATGTACCCAGAGCGCTCAAAGCTCAAGGAGCTGGGAGTTGATCTGGAGGCCTGGCAAAAGGAGGTGCTGACCGATGGCCAATAAACCGTGGGAAAACTCTGAGGGCTACCCCGACCCTACCGCATACAACGCAATCAAGAACATCACCGACACCGAGCGGGAGGCCTTGGATGCCAAGGTCAACCTGCTCATCAAGGTCCTCAAATTCATCATCTCAGAGAGCGGCTTTGAGCTTGCTGCCCGCATTGAGCTGCGGGACAAAAAGACCGGGAGGTGCTTTAGATGAGGACCAGGGACATATACAGCGCCGCCGTCAAGAAGTATGGCAGAGAGCCGCAGCTCATCATCTGCATGGAGGAAATGGCGGAGCTGACAAAGGAGCTTTCCAAGAACATCCGGGGCTCCAAAAATATCACCAACATCTCTGAGGAGATGGCTGATGTGGAGATCATGCTGGAGCAGTTGCGGGTGATCTTCGGTAACCGCTCAGAGGTTGACACCATTAAAGCGGAAAAGCTCATCCGGCTGGCTGACCGGCTGGAGATGCCCACAAAGTAAAGGAGCGCCGCCGTTATGCAATATGACCGCAAAATAACAATTTCCGCCGGTAGCAACCGGCGTGCCATGGTTTGGAAAGCCCAGACAATGCTCATCTCAGAGCTGTGGGCCCGGCTCCAGACCCCCGCCAGAGGCACAGAAAGTCTGGCGGAATATCTGAATATGAAAAAGGCCCAGCAGGATGACCTCAAGGATGTTGGCGGCTTTATGGCGGGCACGCTCTCTGGCCCCCGCCGCAAGGCCAACAATGTCACCGGGCGTGACATCATCACGCTGGACTTGGACAACATCCCCGCCGGAGGCACTGAGGATGTGCTGCGCCGGGTGGAGGCTCTGGGATGCGGCTATTGCATTTACAGCACCAGAAAGCACAGTCCCGCAGCTCCCCGCTTGCGTGTCCTGCTGCCCCTTGACCGCACGGTGTCTGCGGATGAGTATGAGCCTCTGGCCAGAAAGATGGCGGAGTACATAGGCATTGAGCTGAGTGACCCCACCACCTTTGAGGTGTCCCGCCTCATGTACTGGCCAAGCTGCTCCGCTGACAGCCAATACATCTATCTGTGGCAGGACAAGCCCCTCCTCAACGCCAACGGCCTGCTGGCCCAATACGATGACTGGCGGGACTGCACCCTCTGGCCGCAGGTGCCGGGCGCTCTGAGCCTCCCCAAGCTGGCAGTCAAGCAGGGTGACCCGGAGAGCAAGATGGGCGTGGTGGGCGCTTTCTGCCGCACCTATGACATCTACCGTGCCATGGATGAGCTCATCCCCGGCATGTATGAGGCCGTGGACACGATGCCCGGCAGATACACCTATCTGGGCGGCTCCACCACCGGCGGTGCCGTGATCTATGACAACGGCAAATTCCTTTTCAGTCACCACGCCACTGACCCGTGCAGTGGCCGCCTGGTCAACGCCTTTGATCTGGTCCGCCTCCACCGCTTTGGGGACAAGGACGATGAGGCCCAGCCCGGCACTCCCACCATCAAGCTGCCCAGCTACCGTGCCATGTGTGAGCTGGCCACCGCCAATGCGGATGTGGCCGCCCTTATGAGCCGGGAGCGTTATGAGGAGGCAGTCAAGGACTTTGAGGGCGTGGAGGCTACCAACGCAGAGGACCCGGCCAACTGGATGGACAAGCTGGCCACCAATTCCCAGACGGGCCTCCCCAAAGCCACCATTGACAATGTGTGGATTATTCTTGAAAATGACCCGCTGCTCAAGGGCAAGTTTGCCCTCAACCAATTTGCTGGCCGTGGTGAGGTGCTGGGGCCTCTCCCGTGGGATGGCCGTGCCAAGCGCCGCCTGTGGGATGACAATGACAGCCAGGGCCTCTATTGGTACATGGAGAAAACCCACAACATCACCGGCAATGGCAAGATAGACGGGGCGCTCTCCCTCCACTCCACCAAGCACGCCTTTAATGAGATACAGGACTATCTCAACGGCCTCCGCTGGGATGGAGTGCCCCGCCTTGACACCCTTTTCATTGACTACCTTGGGGCTGCTGACACCCCATACACCAGAGCGGTGACCCGCAAGGCTTTCACCGCAGCCGTGACCCGTGCCATGGAGCCGGGCGCAAAATATGACAACATGCTCATCCTTGCCGGTCCCCAGGGCATAGGCAAGAGCACCCTGTTGGATAAGATGAGCAAGGGCTGGTTTAATGACAGCATCCGCACCTTTGAGGGCAAGGAGGCCTCTGAGCTGTTGCAGGGTGTCTGGCTGGTGGAGATCGCAGAGTTGGACGCTTTCCGCCGGACTGACATTGCCCGCATCAAGCAGTTTCTTTCCCTGCGGCATGACCGTTTCCGTGCGGCGTATGGCCGCCATGTCAAAGAGCTGCCCCGCTGCTGCATTTTCTTTGGCACCACCAACACCACGGACTACCTGCAAGACCGCACCGGCAACCGCCGCTTTTGGCCCGTTGACACCGGGGAGCGCCCCATCACAAAAAGTGTGTGGGCTGATCTGCCCGGAGAGATTGACCAGTTGTGGGCAGAGGCCGTGGTCCGTTGGCAGACTGGTGAGCCCCTTTTCCTCAAGGGTGACCTGGAGGAGCAAGCCAAAGCCAAGCAGGAGGAGCACCGTGAGGTAAGCACCCGTGAGGGCATCGTGCTGGATTTCCTCAGCAAGCAGGTGCCGGAGGACTGGCAGAGCTGGCCCCTGGACCGCCGCAAGATGTTCTGGAGCGGCGGCGTGCAGGGTGACATCAAGCTGGTTGACCGTGACCGTGTGTGTGCCCTGGAGGTCTGGTGTGAGGCCTTTGACGGCAAGCAGCGGGATGCCCGATACAGTGACACGGCGGAGATCAACGCCATCATTGAGGCTTGTGCGGACTGGGAAAAGACCACCGGCTCCGTGCGTTTTGGCTACTGCGGCAAGCAGCGGGGATTTACAAAGAAACGCCGGAACATTTAGCGGAACATTGCCCCGGAACATTTGAAAATGGCTTTTGAATGTTCCGGGACATTGGAACATCTGCACCGCCGAATGTTCCGGGCAATGTTCCGGCAAAAACCCTTGAAACACAAGCATTTTTCGATAGGTGGAACATTGGAACATTTATTTTCTATTAAATAGAAAACATAGGATTTATAGAGGTAAAAAATTCTATAAATCCTATGTACGGGCATACATACGCGCGCAATGTTCCAGATGTTCCACCCAAAGATTGGAGGCCCAAAATGAAAGAAAGCTATATAGAGAGCTACCTGGTCAAAAAAGTAAAAGAGCACGGTGGCCTTTGCTATAAATTTGTGTCACCCGGCAGCCCCGGTGTTCCAGATCGCATCATCATAACCCCCAACGGCAAAACAATCTATGTTGAGCTAAAGACAGAGATTGGGAGGTTGGCCAAGGTGCAGAAATGGCAAAGGAGCGAGATGGAGAAAAGAGGGGCGGATGTCCGTGTACTTTATGGGATGGATGCCGTGAAAGAGTTTTTGAGGGAGGTATTTGCTAATGCAGTACACCCCGCATAATTACCAAGCGTATTGCATCCAGCGTGTAGTTGAGGACCCTGCCATTGGCCTGTTTCTCCGTCCTGGCCTGGGCAAAACGGTCATCACTCTCACGGCGGTCAATATTCTCAAATACTTCCGCTGGCAGGTGGCCAAGGTCCTGGTGGTGGCACCCAAAACGGTGGCAGAGGCCACCTGGGCCAAGGAGGCAGCCAAGTGGGACCACCTGCAACACCTCCGCATCTCCACTGTGCTGGGCAGCGCCACAAAGCGCATCCGGGCACTCAATACACCGGCGGATGTGTATGTCATCAACCGGGAAAATGTGGAGTGGTTGGTGGATTACTACAAGCAAGCATGGCCCTTTGACATGGTGGTGCTTGATGAAAGCACCAGTTTCAAGAACGGCAACAGCAAACGCTTTAAGGCTATGAAACGGGTGCGACGCTTTATCAAAAAGATGGTCCTGCTGACCGGCACACCGTCCTCCAAGGGCTTGATTGACCTGTGGGCGCAGGTGTACCTCCTGGACGGCGGAGAGCGTCTGGGGCAAACTCTGGGGGCCTACCGT